TTGCTTATTAACCAAATTAATATTTTATATTTTTTTTGTGATAAATTATCAATTTTAAAATCAAGAAAAAAATTATTATATTTTTTAACAATAAATCTAATATGATTATTTAATTCATTATAAAAATAATAATTAATATTAAATATTTTAGGAGAACAATTTATACAATATAAATTATTATGTTTTAATAACCATTTTAATATTTTTGTATTATCAATTTGTATTTTAAATAAATATTCCTCAATAAAATGCTTAAAAATATCTTTATTAAAATTTATCCCATATTTTAACATTTTTAAATTATTATTTTTTATTGAATATTGAATATACTTTTCCATAAATCTTTCAATTGTTTCACCCTCAACAAAATAAATTTTACTATTATTAAAATTATTCTTTTTGCAATACCACTGTATTAACACAAAATTATTATTTATACACAAATTTTCAAATATATTATATTTCTCTTTATCAAATATTTTTAATAAACTATCACTTATTTTATTTGAATTTAACACATCCTTAAAATTTACATTTATTAAATTAATTTCATTCATATACCTGCTATTTGTTAATATTAAATATTTATCATCATCATACATAAATTATTATTAAAATTATAAAATTATAATATATGACATTATAATTTTATTATTATTAAAATTATAAAATAATAATGTCGTATATTAAAAATAATTTATATATTATATATAAATGAGTATAATTAAAATCAATAATTTTAAAGTTAATGATATTGACAGTGGTTTTATAAATTTAAATAATGTAAATATAAATAATACTGTACAAAATGATAATATTAAACTAAATATTATAAACGAAAATGAATTCAAATCAGCATCATTCATAAAACTTAATTATAATAACAAGGACAATAATAAAAACAATAATAAGGACAATAGTGAAAACAATAATAAGGACAATAGTGAAAACAATAATAAGGACAATGGTGAAAACAATAATAAGGACAATAGTGATAGTGATAGTGATAGTGATAACGACGATGATGATGACAGTAGTGATGTAGAATATAACGAAATTGACAATGATAACAATACAATAAATATTAATGGTAATAAACTATTTATGACATTTATTGGAGGAGTATCAAAAGGAGAAAATACAATATTATATACATTAACGAATGATGAAAATTTAGATATTAATGAATTTGAATGGAATGTTTGTTTTGCTAATGCAAATATGCAAAATTATGGTGATTATATAAAAATTAAAAATAAACAAAAGAAAAAATATTTAGGAATTATTTTATTAAACGGATTATGGAAGGAAAAAAAAGTAATAAATAATAATACATGCTGTATTAAAGTAAATAAATTATCTGATGAAATTGCATTATTTTGCATTGATCCAAAAAAATCTAAAAGTGATGTTAATGAATCACATTTTATATTAAATAAAATTTCTGATGAAGAAATTATTGTACGATGTGAAGATTGGTTTTTTAATTTGTCAGACAATGATTTTAATGATGTTGTATTATTAATAAATAGTTCAAAAATTAAAAATACTGAAAAAATAATTGATTTTTTTAAACATCACGAAATTTAACAATAAAAATATAATAAACTCTATTTTTTATTATTTATATAATTAAACGGATTATACAAATATTTTATTTTAATAAATAATATTAATATGACAGGGTTCATACAATTAATATGTTCTGGAACAGAACAAATGTTTTTAAATAATGATGCCACAATTGATTTTTTTAATATTATTTATAGAAGATATAGTAACTTTTTTATTAATACAATAGTTGAAAATAATAATAATATAAATAATATTGAAAATACAGTAACAAGTTTTATTGTTCCACACTCAGGTGATTTACTTTCTGAAAGTTATATAATGCTACAATCTCAAGAAAATTTTGTTGAAATTTTGGAAAAAAAAGATACAAATAATACATTAAATACAAATATTTTTGATTTTTATGATAATTATTCAATTAAAGAAGATAGTTTTAATAAACAAAATATTAACAAAATAGATATTATTAAAATTAATTTATTAAATTATTTAACTATTCAATATATTAATTTATCTAATTTAGACAATCAACAAGAATTTCAAGATTTAATAATAAATAATCAAAGTTTATATTTAGAAACAGATAATTCAAACATATACTATAATATTAATATTCTATATAAATTTTACTCATTTATAACTGATGCTGTTCTACCTGAAAATATTTTAAATACTGATTATCTAAATATATTATTTAATTCTATTAATTATTCTCAATTAAAATATATTAGAATTGATTTTAAATATTTAGAAACATCTTTTAAAATAATTTCAAATGATAATAAATATCAAGAATTAGTTGAATTATTTCTTAATAATCAAGATATTAATGATAATAATAGATTTAAAATATCTGAAAATGATTTATATTTATATGTAAGCAATGAAAATTTAACAACATTAATGTTTAATAATATTTACAATTCAATAAATGAAACTAACACATTTATTAATTATAAAACAAAATTTCAAAAAACAACCACAAATATTAATAATAAGGAATTTAATGAATTTATTTTATGTAATAAAGAACCTTTTAAATATTATATTATTAATTACAACGATAATGTTATTACCAATTATAGTTTTGATAATTTTAATAATAATGATTTTAATGAAAGTTTAATTAAAAATGAAACAAATCTAATTAATACTTTTAATCTTAACAATCAAAATAATTTAAGTTCCATATTTTTATTAAGATTATTTGTTTATTTATTTAATGATGACAATATTAATTTAGAACAATTTATAAATATAATTAATAAAAATACTGAAAATAATATTCTTAGTTTATCATATTTAAATAGTAAATATCAAAATAATAATAATTTTTATATTAAAACTTTAAAATTATTGTTTGAGAATAATACACTATTAGCATCAAATGATTTTTATTCAAGTTTAGTATATCAATTTGAAACAAATAATAATTATTTTATTAACTTTATTAATAAAAGAATAAATAATTATACAAGTGTAATAATCAATAAATTTATTATATTAAAAAAAGTATTAAAATCATCATTAAATAATTTAAAAATAAATAACATGTCAAATAAAATAATAGATACTATTTTAATTTTTTCTTCAAATACAAAATTAAATATTATTGATAATTATATTAAATTAATTGTTAATTTAGATAGTAATAATTTTTTATTTGATTTATTTAAAAATAATCAAATATTATATTATCAAGAATTATTAAACAATTTTAGAGATAAAAATATTAATGAAATAACACATTATTATCAATACTCTTTTGATTTTTATAAATTAACAAGTAATTCAACAAAAGTATTAAAGGATATTTATAATAAACAATCAAATTATATTTATCAATCAACTGGCAAAAATACTTTTAATATTTATAATAATCCGTTTTCTATATTTCCTTTATCAAGTTCATTATTTTCAAATTTAGATAATTATTTTAATATAAAACTAAAAAAGTTTATTAATGAAATTAATACAAAAATATATGAAATATATATTACAAATAGCTTTAAATTAGAAAATATTATTAATAATAATTTTGCCAGTAAAAATGAATTTATTGAAATTAATAAAGATACAATTGATAATTTAACTAAAAGTATTCTCAATTATTATAATAAAAGAATTAAAATACCAAAATTATTAAAATTAAAGGAATTGAATAATTACACAAATATTATTAATCAATATACTTGTTTTGATATATACAATGAAGATTATAATACTATCATATTAAATAATATATATCTTACAATAAATCAACAATTATTTAATAATTGTTTTAATGGTATCAATATAAATAAATTTTATTTCTCAGTGGGTTCTCCACTGTATAGATTATTTTACTTATTTAACTTTTTATGTATAATGACAAAAGACACTGAATTAATAAATATATTACCATTTGACTTAATTACATTAAGAAATTTTACATTATATTTTATTTTATTATATTTTAATATTACTTTACCATTTAATATAACTAATATTAGTCATGATTTTAAAAATTTTAATTTTAATGATAGATTTATTTGTTATGATGAAATTAACATTTTAGATAATATTGATAATTTATCAGTAAGTATATATTCACCATTTTATTTTATTAAAACAAGTGATGATAATAATACAAATAATTTTGATAGTATATTTATTGAAGAATTTGAAAAATTTTTAGTAAAATATAATAATAATTTTATTAATTTGGAAAATGTTATAATTTTAGTAAAAGAATATTTTAATAAAATTAATAATAATTTTAATGATATTATTGAAATTATTACTCTTATTATTAAAGAACCAGAACAATATACAAATATAGATGAGTTATGTTATAATCCATTAATATTTATAAGTGATGAAATATATAATAATAATTATCAATCAACATATTCAATTGGTGTATTATTTGATAATATTAATTTAATAAATATATCAACAATTAGTAATTTATTTAATCAAATAAAGAATAGTAATGCAGAAATTACTGATATTTATACTGTTGTTAATTTTAATATTAAAAAAAATAAAAACTTTATTAAAAATGATAATATAGTTGAAATATTTGAATATTTATTATCATCATTTTATGAGTTAAATAATTCTTGTTGTTTAAATGTTAAAAATAATTATCAAAATATAATTAACAATTTTTCAAAATATTGGAAAAATAATATTACATATTTAAAAAATTATTTAATTAATAAGATTATCTTTGTAAATGGATATAATATTTTAATACAATATTATAAAATAACAAAAAATGAAATATTATTAAAATCATTGGAACAAGAAAATTTTGAATTTCCATTATTTGAAATAATTTTAATTTTATTATTTAATTTCTTAAAAATTAATCTCTGTTCTGATATTAATATATTCATAAATAATTTTGATAAATATACAAATTTTAATGAATTTATAATTAATAAATATAATAATGACATTTATATAAATTTATTGAAAGAATTAATTGTTATATTTAGAACAAGTGATAATATTAATAATTTAAATTATTCTATTCTTAATGTTAATAATAATAATGGAACCATTGAATTTTATAATTTATTTGATTATTCAATTAATGATATAACAAGTCAATATGACAAATTTATTTATTCATATATTAAAAAAAATATACTATTCAATATAAATAATATAGATTTTGAAGTAATTAATAGTGAATTGTCATTGGATGAAAGTTATGAAAGAATAATGCATACATTATATTCAGAAACAATATATATACTGCAAAATTTATATATAAAATTAAATAATAAATATTTAGAAAAAAATTATGAAAATTATGATAATGTTATAATTGAAAATTTATTGGATATTATTAAAAATTATTCAATAACTGAACATAATTATTATGAAACTATATTTTATAGAACTTCTATAAACGAAAATAATTTATTAAAATATTCAATAAATTTCTTCAATGATATAATAAATAATAGTTTCAATGTTGAATTTGAAATTAATCGATTTTTATATTATCATATGACACAATATGTTTTAACACAAATTAATGAAGAAGAAACAATTTATTTAAAAAATAATTCATTGTATGATACTGTTAAAATGTATAAAGATAATAAATTTAATTATGAAAAGAATTTATACATAACACAAAATAATTTAGGTTTTGAATTATTAAATCTTGATATATTTAATGATATAATATCACCATCACATAATTCATTATTTATTGATTTGATCATATCATATGATAATTTTTATGATGAATACTTAATATTTTATAATAAATGTATCGAATATAATAATCAAATATTTGAACTTTTAATTCTTAATAATGGAATTAATACTGGTTTGTATTTTACTGATAATCTTAATGAAAATGAATTAAATAACTATATTAATGATTTTATACTTTTGAATGAAGATTTTTCACCATTTAATATTTATAATGATTTAATTAAATTTCAAAATAATTCAAATGAAATTAATTCTAAATATGATATTGATAAAGATAATATTATGAAAAAAATTGTCATATATTTATTTATGATATTCTTAGTTCATAATAAATTGCCCAATTTTATAATAGAAAATCTTAATTTAAGAACTGATTATTATTTAGAATATTTATTTCCTTCACAAAGTATTGATTTTAAAATAGAAGATGTCATAAATAATAATATTGTTTATGATTTGGAAAAATTTATCATGACATATTATAAAAATAAATTAAATTTGGAAGTTCCTATTGAATATCAAGCACCTTATAATGACAGTTTTATAATACAAGTGATTAATAATAATTTATCAAGTGTTGATAATTTTTATACATTTTGTTATGAATATATTAGTTCATATTCTACAAATATTGGTTATGAAAATTTAGAAACGGTTGAATTAACAAATACAACTATTGACAATTTTACAATAACAGATATATTGAAAAATTTGAATATTATATATAATATAGACCAAGTAGATAATAATAATAAAAAATATGATATAACAAATTATAGTATTAAAATATTAAATATTTATTATGAAAATAACATTACTGATATTAATAATGATAATAATAGTCAAAATATTAAATCAATAAATTATGAAAATATGGAAAAAAATTATGTTGATTTATTTGTTAAAAATATCAATGTATTGCTAACATTACCAAATTATTTATTAAATCATTATAATATTAGAATTGATAATCAAATAGATATAGTTAGTGATATTGTTAGTAATACATTATCAAATAATAGTTATATTAATGAGTATGTATTAAAATTAAATGGAAATACAACAAAAAATAATTTGTATGATGATATAAATGGTTATAAAGAAAATAGTAGAAGTTTGACAATATTAAAATTATCTGAAATGGTTAATACATATGATAATTATAAATTTGCATTATTAACTCCATTAGATTATAATAAAGATACAGTATTTACAAATGTTAATGTTGTTAATAATAATGGAATTAATATTTATAAAAAATTATTTAATGCTAATCATGATAATTATCAATGGGAAAATAATGAAGAAATTATATATGCAAAAAGATTAAAATATTATGAGAAAATATTAACAAATAATAATATATTAATTAACATAAAAAGAAATAATAATAAAATTTATGTAAAAACATTTATTGATATATTTTACACATATTTGTCAAATGTTTATTATTTAAATAATACCACATATTTTATTACGTTTAAAAAATGTTTAGAAATCTATCTTAAATATAATAAACTTATAATATTTGAAAAAGATAATTTAATAAAAAATGTGTGTGATTTTGAGGAAATAAATAAACTTATTGATAATATATTAAATGAAAAAATAACATCTATAGAAGATATTTCTAATTTAATTACTGGAATATATTTTTATTTGGTATTTGAAAAAAAGATAAATGATATTGAGAAAAATACTATAGAAGAAGATTTTATTAATTTTTTTAATAATTTAGATGTAAATAATAATTACTTTTTCGTATATCAAAATACTTTATATAATTACATAAATAAGTTAGAAATATTGAACATTAATGAAACAATAATTCAGGAACAAAAAGATAAATTATTAGATATTGATAATATTAATGAATTTTTTAATATTAAAAATTTGGAAAATATTGATAATACAACATTTATATATTATAAATTTATTCAAACAAATAATTTAACTAATTTAATTGATAAATTTAGATTATCTGTAAATGATTTAATAGAATATACATTAATTAATTCAATTAATTATCAATTAAATTTAACTTATGAAACATATTTTAAAGATATTGTATTTGAATATACAAATTATGTAAATAATAGTATTGAAAATTTAGAATATAAATTATCATTTAAAGATTTTAAATATTATACATATGAATATATAAAATATATAGTTAATACTTTTGATGATAATTTAATTAAGAAACAATTCTTTGGAATAACTAAAAATATTTATGATGAAATATTTATTAATACTACACTACAAAAACAAATTATATTTATGAATAATTATTGGAAATTTTCTTCATTAAATGAAAAATTTATTCCAATTCAAAATAATAGTTTATATATTTTATACATATTAAAAATATTAGTATTGATGATTAAAAATCAACTTGGATATACTGAAAATATAAATAATGTTTTATCATATGGTAATACTTATACAACATATAATATTGAATATAATTGTTTGGATATATCAAATAGTGTTCCTATATGTTTAGATTATATTAATACAAATTATATTAGAAATAATGATTTGAATAATTATTTCAAAAGAATTATGAATAAAGTGATTAAATTAAATCTTGAATATGGAATTTTGGACAATAATCAAAAATATGATAATCCAACAATATCAAAGGTATATGATGTATTAGTTAATAAAATGTGTATTGATAATGAAAGTGTATTAACATTAGATTTATTTCCAAATGTTATTAGTAATTTAATTAATAGCAATACTGATATTATTGGTAATAATAATATTTTAGATGTTATTTTAAAACAAGTTCTTAATGCTTTGAATAAAAATTTTGAACCATTTATTGATATATTAGGAGGTTATGGTGATACAATAGGAGCAGAGTATTCACCATCAATATCACAATTAAATAGTTATTATAAAAATAATAAAATACAAATAAATGAAAATTCATCTACAATAATGACATTAATATTTTCAAATTTTAAGAATTTTTCATTAGATAATCTAAATCCATTAATTGTTATAGTGTTGTTTTATTTTATGTTGATGATAATTTTTATAACAGTATTTGGTGATAATTATCAATATAATTTAAATGTAATAATAGAAAGTTTAGTTAATGAAATAACAATAAATGTAAATGATAATAATGAAGAATTTATCAATGAATTAAATGTAATTTTTGAGAATAATTATGATAATTGTCAATTAACAGAGATTAGTAGAATATTTTTTATTAGAATATTAATGAAAAAAGGGTTAATAAATAATAATATATTTATAAAAAGTGATATTGAAACTCAATATCAAACAAAAAGTAATCTTGAAACAAAATTGGATGGAAGATATTATGAAAATGTATTGATTAATAAATATATTTATAATTCAAAAATAAACGTGTGGAAAAGTATGTTATTAAAGATTGTAGATGGAAATAAATCATTGGTAATAAAAAATATGAAAAGTATATCAATAGATAATATAGATTTGATAAATATTCCATTGATGTATGTTAATTTTATTGAAAATATATATAATTTAATTTATGAGTTTGGAATTTTAAATATTATGGATAGAGTTGATTTATTAATTGGACCTCAATTAGTAGATCATTTTACAAGAGAATACTATGAGATTATGTATGATATGACAAATATTAATAAAGTTTTAACTGTGTCTCAATTTTATGGAATGGATGGTAATAATATAATTAACACGGAATTAGCATATATTAAAAAGATTTTTAAAAGAGATTATTATATTCCTTTATATTTTTTCTTTAAAGATAGGAAAAATGCGTTGCCACTTATAGCTTGTATGTATCCAGTAATTCAATTTAAATTTTACACAAATACAAATACAATTATTAATAATTTTTATAAAACATCATTACTTATTAAAAATCGTCCGTTGTATAAATTAGCAATGTCATATGATTTTATATTACTTGAAAGAGAAGAAAGAAAAAGGATTACTGATAATATAAATGATAATTTAATTGAAAGACATAATGATTATGTATTAACAAAATCAATTAAAAATTTTGACCGGTCATTTAATGATAATTTTATAACTGTAATGTTTGAATTTGAATTGAATAATAGTGTTAAACAGTTGTTTTGGTCTTTAAGTTTATTTTTAAATGATTATTCTTTACCAAATGTGTTAAATCCAAATAGTGAAACAAGTTTTATATTATCAACATTGTTTTACATTGATGGAATTAAAATAGATGGAATTCAGCCTTTTGTTAATTATATGACTAAAGAACAAGCAAGAATAAATAATGAAAGTCAAATACAATATGGACAATTTGACACAGTTAATAGATATTTAACAACCTATAAATACAATGCAAGGTCTGATCCGGACTTTCCATATTATTCATATAGTTTTGCATTGTGTCCTGAAACATTTCAACCAACCGGTTCTTATAATATGAGTAATACTAAAAAATTTGGAATTCAATTAGTGATTAATAAACCAAAAATATTAGAATATATAAAAGGTTATGGAAATTTAGAAAAATTATCAATTAATATGAAACTATATACTTTAGAATATAATATTTTAAGATTTCAATCAAGTATTGGTGGATTAATATTTAATAAATAAAACTTAAATAAATCTATTACTCTATTTAATTTATAAATGGATTTATTTCTTTTACCTGATACATATACACCAAGTGTAAATAATAATGGTGATTACATTGATAATACAAATAATTTAAATAATATTAATAATGGAATAAAATGTCCTTGTGGTTCAACAAAAACATTTAAAAGTAAAAGTAATTTATCAACACATTTTAAAACTGAAAGACATAAAAAATGGTTGTTAAACTTGAATAATAATAAACAAAATCATTATATTGAAAATGAAAACAATAAAAAAATTATTGAAGAACAAAAAAAAATTATTTCTCAATTAGAAAAAGAATGTAAAAAAAAATCTTTACATATTGATAATTTATTAGATAAAGTATTAAAATATAAAAATAATGAAGAAGAAATTGAATTAATTCTTTTTGATTAATTATTGATTATATCTTGAAGTCCATACTGAACTAATTGCATAAGACCAGAGTTTATTTTTTGTTGAGGTGGATTATCATCAATATATTTATATATTTCAATTTCATTCGTAAGACCTTTTTTATTTAATTCATATTTTAAGATACGTATTAAATTATTAATAAATATTTTTTTATAATATTCATATTTTTCATCATTTTCAGAAATATGATATTTATAAATACAATGTACATTTTCATTACTATCATATTCAGCTTCATCCGGAAGTTCATCAACATCAATATCATCTTCACTATCATATACTCTAATTTTATCAATAACCGGAATAATATCATTATTTCTTATGTCAATTTGAAAATAATAATCAGATAAATTAATATCTAATTTATTTAATGGTGATAAAATAAAATTATCATTAATAATATACTTTTTTTTAATTGTTTTATATAATATACAAAAATTAATTGTTGAATAATTATTTATTAATTGATAAACATTCATTTCTACTAAATATATTTTTTAATTTTTATATATATTTATAAAAAATTAATTATTAACTTTCATAATTATATCCATAATTTCATCATCATAAATACAATTTTTTAATTTGTAATAAAAATAATATTTTGAATATATAACTGCTTTTTCTAAATCTTCTTTTTTATTAGTTTGATAATATTTCATATAATTATCAATAAAATTATTTATCAATTCTTTATTATTATAAAATTCATCACCTTCTTTAATATGTAAATAGTGTTTTGTAAAGAACATATTTATGATTATTTAATTATTCATAAATATATTTATTTTTTCAATTTTTATAAAAATAATTAATAAATATTTAATAAAACAAACATTAAATAATATGAAATTAGATGATATTCCCAATTATTTAAAAAATTCTCCTTTATATATTTCATTTCTTGAAAATCAAAATGATAATAATGAAGAAATTTTTATTGAAGATAGATTTTTAAAAGATAATTTTGAGTTAAATAATTTAAGTGATTTAGAAAATTTGTTAGATACATTAAATTTTTGGTTAATTGAAGATGAAGAAATACCATACTATGAAATATTTTTATTCGTTAAAAATAATAAAAAAAAATATAAATTTGATGAAATTATTGAAAAATTTTTTAATATGACTATTATTTTAGGAGTATTCAATTTATATTTATCAAATAATAAAGATTTATTATATAATATAATTAAAACTGATGATATATTTTTATATAAATTTTATATGAAATTAAGATTTAAATATAAGTCTTCATTATTAAAAAAATCATTTATTGTTGGTAATTGTGCTTTTAAAATATTTGAATATGTATTTGCCAAAAATTTTGATAAAAATGACTTTAATTATGTTTTGAATATATATAAAATCACCAATTATACATATATTTATAATAATAAAACAAGAGATATATTTTTTAGAGAATTTAACAAAAGTAAAAGTAAAAATAAAACAAAAATAGTTCCTTATATTTTTGATTATATAAAAAATATAAATGTTAAATGTATTAATAATTATATTATTGATATAATTTTATTAACAGAAAATTTAGAACTAATTGATTTAATTAAAGATAATGAATATTGTATTTTACAATTATTTAAAATAAAAGATAATGATTTTATAATTAAAATTATTAATCACATAATTTTAAAAGATTATACGACGATATTATTATTAACATTAATTAATGAAAAATATAAAACATTAGAACATCATAAAAATAAATTTAATAATATTTATTTGGAATATGAACAACTTAAAGAAATTATTAAAAAAAAAAATTCTAATAAAATTTTTGAATATATTAAACTAAATAATATAAATATAAAATATGATGATTTGATTAAAACCAATATTACTTTAGAAATTAAATTTTTTTATCAAAATAATTATACTTTTAATCATACTGATGCTCTAAATATTATAAGATTTGATAATATTGAAATATTAAAATTTATGTATTTAAAATCTTATCGTGGAAATGAAAATATTTTCTATGAAGCACTTTTAAATAATAGGTATAAATGTATGAAATTTTTATTTGAAAATTCTTGTCCTTTTGATATGAGAATTTATAATTTATTAAATAAAAAAAATATGTCTACAAATTTTATTCACAATAAAATTAATAATAAAAAAATTAAATTTGTTAAATTTAATTCAACTGTTGATAATAAAAAAATTGTTGAAACTAAATACATCATTAAAGATATTACATAATTACTTTGATAAAAAATGTATGCATATTACTTGCATTTTTTTGATATTCTCCTAACGTATCTCCTGAATATTCTAATTCATATATTATTTCAAAGTTAATTATTTTTTCTAATTTAATTATTTTTTCTAATTTTAAAATAAATTTATCTAATTGTTTTTGATGTTTATTTCCAGCATTATCTCTTTTTGAAAAAGTAAAACCTAAAATTGAACCATTAATTAAATTTAAATCACGAATAATATTTAATATTCCTGGTTCTTGTGTTCTAATACATCCACAAGTATCAAAATACCATCCTAAACAATCTTTATTAAACTTAATATTACTTTCCACAAATTTATCTAATGAGCCTTTATATGTTTTAAAATCATGTTGTATATGACTATTATAAACATCATTATTATTTTCAACAAGAAAAATTTGTTCTTTTTTAATTTTATATTTCATTAAAGAATTAGAAGTATTATGTTCTACCGAATCTAATACTCCAACAAAAAAATTATTATTATTACTTATTTTATTAATTTCTGAAGAAAATTTTTCATTACAAATATTTTTATTTTCATTATTATCAAATGATTTATTTGAATTGTTATTAATAATTGAAATCTCTTTAAGTTTATTCTTACTACCTTTAGGTCTTCCACGCTTTTTAGGAATAATAATATCTAAAACATCAGTTTTATTCTTACTACCTTTGGGTCTTCCACGTTTTTTAGGAATTATAATATCTAAAACATCAGATTTATTTTTACTACCTTTGGGTCTTCCACGTTTTTTAGGAATTATAATATCTAAAACATCAGATTTATTTTTACTACCTTTGGGTCTTCCACGTTTTTTAGGAATTATAATATCTAAATTGTTTAATTTTCTAATAGGTTTATTACCAACAGATTTTCTTGCGGTTTGTTTAGTTCTTGCCATTTTAGATAATTATAAACATAATAATTATACCAAACTATTAAAAAATCAATTTTTTTTAAATTGACATAATTAAAATTAATTTTTATAAAATCATATTATTTAAAAATGTTTAATATTGGTATTTAACAATGTTATTTTATATAAAACAAGCACAAGTTAATGTTATGTCAAATATGAAAGATGAAATTCAAAGGAACATGTATTGAAGTTTTTGTTTTAAATTGTTCTTTTATACAATAAAAATATTAGATTGGACAATAAAAAATTTAATATGTAAGAATAAATTATTTGGAATAGTATATGATATAAATGAAGATAATTTAGTAAGTGGTGATTTTATCACAACCAACTGCTCATTCATTATAAATTTTAAAGCTTCTATAAATTATGGTAATGTTAAAGTTAATTATTTGATAATTAATATGTAAAATTTTTTTGTAAAGTGTATAAAAATTAAAATTTAAATTATATTTAAAAATTAATAAGAAATATGTTATGTCATCTAAATAGTGTTAAACAATCTATTAATATGAATATTATGACTCAAATTCAAAATATGAATTTTTATGATTCTTTTGAAGGAATTAAATTAAAAATTAATTTATTGGAAATTCCGGTTGAATTAATTGATGAATATTTAATGAAAAATTTGAATGATGGTAATGGTAAAAAATTATGTTTTTCAAAAGCATCAATTCAACGATTATTTTGGAGTAAAATTAAAGTTTTTGATGATGATGAACATTATTTAGATAATGATAAATTATATATAAATAGAGCTTGTTATTTATATGATTATATTACAAATATTTTAAAAGATAAACAAAATAAATTATTAAAACATTCAACTATTATAAATATTTGTGATGTTAATAATGTTAAAATAAATTATAAATTAATTTCTTATAAAACATTGGGTATGAATAAATATTCAAAAATATATAAAAATAATTATAATTTTGAAGAAGTTAATGTTGAAAATTATGTTATTACAAATATTATTGTTGAAAATGAAAATTTTGTAATTAAAATAATAAAAGATAATAATGAATTTGAATTTAATTTTCCAAAAAATACAAAAATTAAATATTATGAAAAAAACATTTAATGTAAAGCGTATAAAATAAAATATTAAATTATAAACAATTTTTATATGTTGGATTATACAACAATTATTATTATATTAATTGTTATTGGAATTGGATATTATGTATACACAGCAGTAATTGATAATATTAGATCTACTAAAACTACAGAAAAAAATATTAAAAATGAAATTGAAAATATTGTTGAAAAATTAGAGGAAATAGAAGAAAAAAATAATACCAATAATAAAATTTTATATGATAGATTAACTAAAGTTTATGATATTAATAATAAAATGAATGAAATGAATATGTTTAATAAACAAAAAATTATAAGCAGAACAGATTTGGTTGAAGAAAACACTAATAATAATGATATTTCACCAATTACTGAAAATTGTTTTGAAAAGGTTGAAAATAAAAATATTATTAATGAAAATAATAATAATTTATTTATGAGTCCTAAAGAAAATAATATTCAAAGTGAAAATATTGTTGAATCGATTAATTTGAATATTGAAAATAATTCATCATCTTCATCTGTATCAAGTTCCTCAACTTCTTCAGAAAATAAAGATGATTCAAATAATATAAATGAAATTATTTTATCAAATCAAGATAAAAATGAAGAAAATTTTGCTTTTGATGGAGAATAAAAATTTTTAATTATATTTATAAAAAAATATTTATAATTTATCTATTTTTTGGATTTTAATAAGTGATTGAAGAAAATTTAGATTTTATTTTAGGAATATATGTTGGATTTATTGATAAAATCATTTTTAAATATGTTTCAAAAAAATTAATTATTTTATTTTTATTAATGTTATTTTTGTAATAACAATATGATAAAAACTTGCATCATCAAATAATGGAACTTCTAAAGTAAAATGATAATATTGATGATTATTAAAATTCATCTTATTAGAATTACCACTTCCATAATATTCGTTGTAAAAATTAAAATGAGAATTATTATTTTTATTATATTTTAAGTTTTTAATTAAATTTTCCAAATCTTTTATACTTTCTTTTTCATTATATTCTATATAATTTCGATATTGTTATATTTTTTTTTGTATTATCTTCATCATGAAAACCTTTAAATTCATATAAAGAATTTTTTAAACAATAATTATTATAATCTCTTTTAATATTTTGTCTAATAAATATAACTTTTTTTATATTTAAAACTTCAAATTTATGATTTGTTTTTGTCATATTTTCATCTGAAAAATAATATGTGTCCATTTTTTGTTTAGAAACTTTATCATTATTAAATATTGATATTTGAATTGAATTATTTTTTTTAGTTATATTAAAATTAAAATATGAAATATATATGTAATTACAGGTTATTTTACTAATATTATTCTTATATATAATTATGATATACAAGTTTAAATTTTTTTGATGGCGAATAAATAAAAATTGATTTATTATAATTTAATAATATAATATTATTAAAATGGAAACTAATAAAGATATTAAAATGGAAACTAATAAAGATATTAAAATGGAAACTAATAAAGATATTAAAATTGTAAGAAAAGATGGTTTGGATAAATTTTATACAAAACGAAATATTTCTAAAATTTGTATTGATTTAGTTAATCAAAAATTTAATTTAGATAAATTTGATTTAATTATAGAACCAAGTGCAGGTGATGGAAGTTTTTATGAACAAATTAAACATAATAATATATTAGGTATTGATATAGAACCTGAAAATAATAAAATAATAAAAAAAGATTTTTTAAAATATAATCCATATAAAAAATTTAAAAATATATTAACAATTGGAAATCCACCATTTGGAAAAGTATCGTCATTAGCAATTAAATTTTTTAACCATTCATCAAAATGGTCTAATGTTATAGCTTTTATTATTCCAAAAACATTTAGAAGAATAAGTGTTCAAAATAATTTAAATTTAAATTTTCATTTAATAACAGATATTGATATACCTATTAAACCTTGTAGTTTTGAACCTAAAATGTCTGTAAAATGTTGTTTTCAAATATGGATAAAAAAAGATAATTTGAGACAGAAAATAATTCTTGATGTTAATCATAAAGATTGGACTTTTATTCCATTTGGACCAAAAGATAATAAAGGACAACCAACACCACCTAAAAATATTGATTTTGCTTTAAGAGCATATGGTGGTAAATGTGGAGATATTTTTGAAAATGATTTAGATAAATTAAGACCAAAAAGTTATCATTGGATTAAATCTAATATAAATAAAGAATTATTAATTAAAAGGTTTAAAGAATTAGATTATTCAATTAGTTTAAATACTGCAAGACAAAATTCTATTGGTAAGGCAGATCTTGTTAAACTTTATTTTGATAAATATAATTAACGACCAATTGAATAAGAACATAAAATAGGTATTCCATATTTTTTTCTCCATTCAATTTCAATATAATCACGAATATTATGATTATCTATTTCTAAATAATAAATTATCCAATTATAATTTTTATGTTTATTTGAAAAAATATTTATTCCATTTTTAAAATAAATAATATCATTTTTTTTAATTATTTCTTTTTCATTATTTGAAAAATAAATATTATTTATAATATCACTTTTATTATTTATTTTTTTAACTTCATTATCTTTTAAATATTTTGGAATTTTTTTATTTTTACCACATAAACATTTTATATGTGAAACTTTTTTATTTATAAAACAATCATCTATAATATCTATTGATATTCCCGATTGTGTTCCATTTCCACCTTTTTCATCATTTCTTAATATATGTTCTTTTATTCTTGTTTTTATATTACAAGTTGTACCATTGTAAATTATTTTATTTTCATTATTTATATTTTCTGGAATTTTATTTCCTGAATTAAAACAATGATTTATTGGTTCATTTGAAACTATCCAATATAATCCAGATTTATTTGATAATTTATTTATATCTGTTTCATTTTTAATTAATATTTTTTTACATATTAATAATTTATTACAAGGTATTTGTATGGAATATATAATTTTATTATTATTATCAATATAACAAGGTTTTAATTCTTCAAATAAAATTTCATCACTATTAAATGATAATTCTTTAAATTTATATTTAATTAAATTAATTTCATTTTCAACTTTATTATTCATTTTTATATATTTATTTAATTATCGTTATTTAATAATCAATTTTTATTATCACTAAATAACAATATAAGAATTATAAATTATAAAAAAATATTTATAATTTATATAATATATGGGTGATAACTATTATACTAATTGTCCTGCAAGAAGCTATGGAAGAGATTTATCTAATTTCAAATCCAGTTCTATGAATAATGAATATATTAAATATATGAATGGTATTGTAAGAGATGATGATTACCGTCTTTTTTTACAAACTAATGGAAATACTTTAAGAGACAGTGAATGGCTTTATTTAAGACAAAATTACAGTTGTTTTAATAATGCTTGTGTCCATCAATATCCTTTAAGACAAGACCCAAGAACTTTTTCACAAGAAATGCAAAAAGCAAATTCTCTTTTTCAAACCAATGTTCTTCCCGATTCTCTTAAATGTCCTCAATTTCCAGACTATAGAATGACAAGAACACCAATGAGTAATATGGATGTTAATTACAACTGTTCTAATTGCAAATAAATTACAAATACTTTAATTATTTTTTTATTATATTTATAGTTTAATTATTATAAATTTTGTTTTATATATAATAATTATTATATATCTTAATTTTATAAATGAAGAGAACACCTTTTCAACCAAAACCACCTATGCCAAGTGTTCCACATATGGGACCTATAAGTAATCAACAAACACTAAATAGTATAAATCAAGAAAATTATAAAACTTTATATTCGAAATTTCAAACAAGTGATTATAATGAATTAGAAAAACAAGATTATGAAAATATTGATTTGTCATTTAAAACAGAGGATGGTTCAATAATTAATGCTATTATTAGTAATGATAATTTAACAGAAACTGAAATTATATTATTATTTAAAAAATTTAAAAATTTCTCTAATTTAACTCCAACATCTTCTACTATAAAATCTATTGAAACACCACTTCATATTTCTTGTAAAAAACAATATTATAATGTTATTAGATACTTAATTGATAATGGTTTTAATAGAAGTATTGAAAAACAATATGATAGTTTTGGTAATCTACCTATTCATTATTTATTCCAAAATTTAACTTATGATTGTAAAGATAATGATTATTATCAACCTAAAAATTTTATCTCTAATAAACAAAATAAATATAAACAAAAAGAAATTGATTTTGAAAAATTATTAATTTCATCTATTCATAATCATTGTAAAAAAGATGTTAAATACAAAGATAATTTAAATAAAAATTTTGATGAATTAATTAATCGTAATAAATTTTATCATATTGATGAATTCACAAGTATTATTAATGATACACAAGATAAAATTAAACAATTGTTAATTAAAAAAAAATTATTTATTAAAGAACCTAAAAATGAAGGAGCAGAAGAAAAAGAAAAAATTAAAAAATTTATTAATGAAAATGTTGAAGAAATATCAAAAGACCCAGAATTTATTCAAATATTAAATGAAGCACAAAAAAACTTATCAAATAAATTTGATAAATATAAAATTGATAATATAGAAAATATTAAAGAAAATATTATTGAAGAAACTTTTAAGTCTAAATTAAAAGAAGAATATAGTTTTAATGAAAAAGAAAATTTTAAAGCTATTACTGATTTTAATACAAATCGTAATAACTTATTAGAAGCTGGAGAACAATTTAGACATAAATATTTTGATGACCCATTATCTTTAGTTTTTGTTTATAAATACATTTATGAAACTATTGATACAAATTTAGTTGATATACTTGATAATAAAAAAGATGATAATCAATTAAATGTTATTACTATTCTTAGTGATATTGATATTCG